TTGCGCCGTAGCGCAGAGCGCGAGGAGGAGGGAGAGGGTTTTCATTTTGAGACGCGCGCTAAGACTTTGCGGATCGCATACACCGGCCGAGCGTATTCGCCGTGGCGGCAAACGTAAGTTCCGGCAAAACTATACTTGCCCGAGGCGTTTTCTTCGCAGCCCATCGCGGTGTCGTAATTCCATTCATCCCCCTGCTCGCAGAGGTAGTCGGCCGCATCTTCCCGGCTCGCGAACTCCAGCCGATTTCCGGCATGATCGCGGAGTGCGCCGTCTCTCGGCGCGCCGTAGGTGCCGGAGTAGTAAAAATACTCTGCGCGGATGTAGTAGCTGACGGCCGGTTTCGCGGCGGATTCGTTGATCGTTGAGGTCATGTTTTTGTGTTTTGGTCTCGGGGTTAATTCCCTTCGACGTGCACACTCAAACCAATCCGCCCGCCCACGTAAAGCTCAATTGCGTATTTTGTCCTGTCACTTTCCTAAGTCATTGCACTTGCGCGACTTAGCTCGCGTCAAATGTTTGGGCAAACTACGCCCCAGACTTCGGCCGATAGAAAAAGCACGCGCTGCCGCGCTCGGTAAAGCCCTCGGTTCTCTCGAGTTTCCCCTGGCTCACTAGCATAGTCAGCCTATCCCGCGCTGTGCGTAATTTAATTCCAAATACGGGAGCCAGCTCGCTCACGGTCTTCCAGCCTTCGCCCGCCGGTCTCCCGCGCGAACTCAGCTCGGAGGAAATGAGCGCGGCCCAGCCGCCGTCAGACAGCGCGGAAGTCGGATGCGACCCAGAAGCGGCCGTCGATTTTCTTTGCCTGGTTGATTTGTGTGGTTCCATCGGGAAAGAGGAGGCCGTAACACCATGCGTTCTGATGCCGCAGTTTGCCGATCTGGTGCGCGTTGTAGTCCATGTCGATCTTGCAGCACGCGCCGATTCCGCGCGCCTCGCTCGCGCCGTCGCACGACTCGGCCACCGCAATGTCGCAGTTGTGCGTGTGCCCGAAGAGCGATCGGCCGTAAACGAGCCCGTGCTTGCGCGCAGCACCGATGCCGACCGCGTATCCGTGGATGACGTTCGTGTCGCCCAGCTTCAGCACGCCGCGCCGCGAATCATACGGCAGCATCTTCGCGCGCGACTTTGCCACCAGCTTCTCGACGCGCTTAATTCCGTCGTGCGCATAGTCGCGCAGCAAGCCCGTCGCCGACTCCGCGAATCGCCAGAGCCGCTCGTCGTGGTTGCCGCGGAGGAAATGATTTTGCGCGCCGCCGTCGAAGAAACGACGCATGAAGTCCGCGCCGGCCTGCCAGTCGTCTTCCAGGCTGTGCGCCTTCTCGTCGTCCGACGCGCCGCGCCGCAGGTTTCGGAAGTCCCATGCGTCGCCGGCGTGGATGCGCAGTTGCGGCTTGAAGTCCGCGATGAACGAGAAGAGCGCGCGCTCGGTCTCGGCGTCCACCTGGTCGCCGTGAGAGTCGCTTGCGACGACGAAGCGGAGCGGTTTGGTCATGATCTTTTGGCCTAGTATTTCCCCACGATGAAATGGAATCGCCGATTTCCAGAAGCTAGGTTCCCTCCATCGACCGAGAAGATGACGAACCGCGCGTTTGTCGCAGTCGAACCGGTGTCAAAGTCATACACCCCAAGAAAGTTCGTATCGTAAACTTGGATGAGCCCCCAGTCCGGCTTGCCAGTGAATCCTCGGTTTGTGATGTCCACGTCAAGGTTCACGCTCGTCACCAATCCGGTCGGCGAAAGGTCTTTGACGTCCGAGCCTGCGAACAGCGCGAGATTTGCGCGAGCGTTCGTCGCGCCCGCTGCTGCCACTGCGAGTGATGCCGTGCGGGCAGTGCTCAATTCGGCGGTGCCCCCAGTGATCGCGACGCCGGACTTGTTTTGCAGCGACATATTGCCGCCGATCACCGTCGTGTAGGACGCGATGTTCCCCGCGTAATACCACGCCGAAGTCGTCCCCGTGCGATTGACTGCGCGAATCCGAACGTGCCCGTTTTGCACGTCCTGCCGGTAGTAGTCAAAAAACGGTTCGCGTGTTTGGTAAAGGCCGGCGGTTCCGTTGGCTGGAAACCAGATGTAATCAACGGCCGCGTCGGTATTGGTCGTCGTTGATTTCACCTCAAAGTAAGCGAAATCCTTGTCGCTGTTTACCGACCACGAAACGTGCGCGCCGAAGTAGAGATCGCTAACGGCCCATGTCAGCACGGCAGGAGCTTTCGAAGTTATGGCCCCGCCGCTTGGAGTTGTCGGCGCAGTCGTGTTCGACGGCGCGGATTGACTCAGCACCGACGAAACAGCCGACTGCGCGCCCGAAAACGAGATGCCGCGAGCCGCGAACTCGTAGGCCACGCCGACTGACAGATCGTCGATGGAGACCGCGTAGGAAACCGAAGAAGCGATTTGATTCGCAACGATGTAATCACTCGACCCCGTGCGCCGGTAAAGAATGTCTAGCGCGACTGCGCCCGTCGGAAGCGGTGGAGCGGTCAGCGAGACGCGTGAGAACGAACCGCCATCACTCGAAAGATAAACCGTCGTGCTGATAAGGGTCGGCGCATTTGGCGTGCTCGGCGCGGTGGGGTCGATAGGCCCCGCGGTGATGACCGATGGCGTCGCCTGGACGTAGTTCGTGAAGCCAGACACGTTCTCCACGTTGTCGTAGGCGTTGAGCCAATAATAATACGTCGTCCCGATTGTCACCTCCGTGTCCACGAACCGCGACGCACGCACCTCGGCAATTTTGTTCGTGTTCGCATTTGCTGGCGTGACCGCCGTGGTGTTGCGATAAATGCCATATTCCGAAAAGTCGGGTTCGGTGTTGTCGTTCCAGTCGAGCGAGACGGCTCGGCCCGTGCCGACTACGGCGGTGAGACCGGTGGGGATTGCTGGAGCGGTCGTGTCCTTGGCCGGCGTGATCGAGGCAACCGCCGTGTAGGTCGAAGACGTGTTAAAGAAGCTCTGCGCGTAGAGCCGCACGTTGTAGCTCGTGCCGATTCGCACGTCCGAGGAAATGAAGTCGAGTGTCTGGTCGCCGTCCACCGTTGACCACACCAGATATGTCGTCGACGCGCCCTCCTTGTATTCGATAACGGTCTTGCCCCCGCTCGTGACGAACTGCTCAGTCGGCGCGCTCCACGCAACTTTGATTCGCGGCATGACCGAGCCGTCGGCTTGGATGAATTGCGTCGTGCCGTCCGCGGTCAGCGTGAGATTGGTAGGCGGGTCGATTGAGAACGGATTCGGCAGCGTCGTGTTCGGCGCGCTCTCGACTGCGACCTCATCCGTCACGTCCCAGTCATAAACAGTCGAAGCCGTCTCGCGCAGTTGCAGCTCGATGACCGGAGTCGGAGGCGTGCCGTCGCTCGACAGCGACCACGCGATGACCTCGAACACCTTCGACGAGAAGCCGAGGTTTGCGTTGGTCAGCATCACCGTGTCGCCGGCGCGGAGCTGCATCGCGGTCAGATTGAACTTTGCGGTGAAGATGATTTCTTCGCGCGCTTGCCGCAGGTTAATTCGTGCGATGCGCTGCGCCGCGCTGCTGGATGTCGTGAACGGAAGGATCACGTCGCGCCAGTGATAAACGCCGTCGTCCGCCGCCAAGTAGGTTGCGCTCGTAATCTGCGGGAAGTCAGCCGCTGCCCACTGGTTCTCGGCAGAAATAAACGTGCCCTTCACTGCGTTGACGCGGTCGCGCGCGCTCAGTCGAGTCGAGACCGTAAAGCCGCCGGCCATGTGCGACTCGTCGAGCGTTACCGTTGGCGAGCGATACGCTGCCGCATAGACCACGACCTGGCCGCCGCTGTAGGCGATCGTGCCGCCCATCGCAGAAAGGATTTGCCCGATGATCGAGTCGGGAGTCGAGGATGTCACGGCCTGCCCGTTGCACTCGTAGCGATTCTCATACGTCGCCGGACTTGTCACCGGCTTTACCTCAACCTGCCCATCGCAAACCGCGGCGGCGGCAATGACCGAGGTGTCGTCAATCTCGCTCGCGTCCATGCCCATCCCGAGATCGGCGTCGGTTAGGTAGTCACGCAAGCAGAGCGCAGGATTCGCGCTGTAAGCGGTCGCGAGCGTGCTGGGGTTGTAAACCTTCTTGCCCTTTACCACGCAGGAAATGTTTGGAATCCCGCCGACGAAGATTTCGTTCGAGAACGTCAGCTTGCAGTAGATGTATGCGATGCCTTGCAGCCGATGATTCGCGTCCCAGTCCACCGGGAAATCGGATTGCAGCGTCGTGTCCACGGTCTGCGTTGTCGTGCCGAGATGCTTGTGGATCAGGGAGCCGGTGTAACTGCCGGAAGCCGCGTATTTGCCGGTCGCGTAGCCGTCGCCGCTGCCAGTCAGCACGAGGTCCTCGTTGAAATACACCTCGCCGATTTCCTCAACCTCGTGGCCTGCCAGGGTGACGACGATGTGCAGATACTCGTTCTTCGTTCCGCTTGTCGCAAGAAAGACCACGGTGCCGGAAACCTTAGCTTGCCCGTAAATTATTTGGCGCGGTGAGGTCGGGCTGCGCGTCATGATTCCGCGGTCGTTGAGGTCACTCATTGACGGCATCTTCGGTGCTAGTAGGCGCGATGCGGCCATGCCCGCTCCGATGATTGCCGAATA